TACGCAGCACGAACTCAACCAACGGCGCGACCATCTACACGAACTCTACAATGCTGAGGCGCAAGATATCGATGCTATTGATCAATTAAATGGTGAGATCAAGAACCTCGAGCGGGCGCTCTCGGTGATGAAGGAAGCCGAACTTAGGATGGGACTCGCGGCAACCACCGCGATGACGCCGTACACGCCGCCGGTTAACAATTTGAAGGTGGTCGCGCCTTCGACTGTCACAGCGCCTGCCATCAATCGCAAGCCGCTGGGCCAGCCTGAAATCAACGGGCTGGATCTCTGGTCGCGTTGCGCCGCGATCGGTGTGGTAGCCCATGCCATGCGTGTGCATCCTGATCTGGTGCGCGAGCAAGTGTTCGGCAACGACGAAATCACTAAGGCGGGATTCCAGCTTGCTACCAAGGCGGCGTCCGCTGCGGCCAATACCACGGTCACCGGCTGGGCTACCGAACTGGTGCAGCCGACATTTGCCGAGATGATGCCGACCCTGTTTCCCGAGTCGGTCTATGGCCCGTTGTCGGCAAAGGGATTGCGACTGACATTCGGTCGCTTTGGTGCCATCAATATTCCAACCCGCTCGATTACTCCGACGATTGCTGGCTCGTTCGTGGGGGAAGGCCAGCCGATTCCAGTCAGGCAAGGACTCTTCACCACGCAGCAACTACTGCCAAAGTCCATGAAGGTTATTAGTTCGTGGACCAGAGAGATGGATCTCCATAGTATCCCGCAAATCTCTATGTTGATCAGGGATGCCATTCAGCAGGATACAACGACAGCCATCGATACAATCCTGCTTGACACTGGTGCCAAGACATCGGTTCGGCCGGCTGGTATTCGCAATGGCATCAGCGGGCTGACGGCAACTGCTGGCGGCGGCTTTACGGCACTGGTTGGCGACCTCAAGGCGCTTATCGGTGCGGTCAATACCGCGACTAACAACAATCTGAGAAATCCGGTTTGGATCATGAACCCGGTGCAAAAGGTAAGCATTGGATTTGTTCAGCCGACCTCGGCGACGCCGCTATTCCCGTTCGCGGCGCAAATGGAAAACGATATGCTGCTGGGCTATCCGATTATCGATTCCGGCACCGTGCCTGCAGGCGTCGTGATCTTCATGGACGCGGCGGATTATGTCTCGGCCACCGATGACACGCCTAAGTTTGACGTCTCGGATTCTGCGACGCTTCACATGGAAGATACAACGCCGCTGAATATCGGCACCGCAGGCGCCCCTGCAACCGTAGCGGCACCGAGTCAGAGCATGTTCCAAACGGATTGTATCGCGCTTAGGATGGTGCTCCCAATGGACTGGCTACTTAGACGTGCATCGCTCGCATGGGTTTCGGCCGTGACGTGGTAGTATTTCTCCCCAGCCTTCTCCCCGTCGTTCGTGGCGGGGAGCTTTATTCAATAGGAGATAACAGATGGTAGATGAAGCAGCATACGCCAGGGAACAGCAGCAGGCCAAAGAGCAGCAGCAAGCCAAGGAGCAAAGCGCCAAGGAAGAACAGAAGAAGGGTGCTGAGGCCAAACAGAAATCGGTCGAGGCGGCAAGCCCCAGTGGGGTCAAACCCACGCCGACTCAAGCCGAGAATGACATGGCTGCGCTCGGTGTGGTCGTCGATCCAAAGGAACCAGATGGTAGCGGGCCGGAGCCGGAGCTTCGGCATGTGAGGACCAAACAGTCCGACGCCAAGCCATCGGGCGCTGGTTACGCTACACGTAGCACGGCACCGGCACCGGCACCGGGACACAAGCCGACCTGATGGCCAATCTACTGTCGCGGATCTTCAGCCCTCTCCTCGCCAAAGGAGAGGGATCTTGGTTTCCTGGGCCGTACAATATCCAGTACGGCGGCACCGAGGGCGCTGGATGGCTGCCTGTTGGCTCGCCTATCAATTACTGGCAATGCGGCCAATCGTTGCGGCCTCTGGGCGGGGCCAACGCCATGGTAGAGGCGTGCGTGAGCGCCTATAGCCAAACCATCGCGTCATGCCCAGGCGATCACTGGCGCAGTCTCGGCAATGGCGGCCGTGAGCGCGTCACCAATTCCGACCTGTGCCGCATCCTGCGTCAGCCCAACGACTATCAGTCCATCAGCGATTTTCTATTAAACCTAACTCGCAATCTGTATCTGAACGGCGAGGCGTTCGCGATCGTCATTCGCAATAATCGTGGCGAGGTCGATGAGATTCACCTGATGCGGCAGGGCGTCGCCACTGTCGCGACCGATGGTTCGATCTTCTACGGCCTGCAGGGCAACGAGATCGTGAGTGCGCGTTACGATCTGACGACGCCGATCCCGGCGCGCGACGTGCTCCATGTTCGTCTGCACACGCCGTCTCATCCGCTACGAGGCGTTTCGCCGATCCTCGCCAATGCGATGGCGCTGCAGATGTCGGGCGCGGTGTTCGATCAGCAGATCGCGTATTACATCAACCAGGCACGGCCGAGCTTCATCCTCGAGTCCGACGTGCAGATGAACAAGGTCCAACGCGACGAATTACGTAAGGAATGGAACGACGTCACCCAGGGGCCCAATGCGGGAGGGTCGCCGATTCTGACATGGGGATTGAAGGCCAAGCCGGTGACGATGACCGCGGTCGACGGCCAATTGGCCGAGCTGCTCAAGATGAATGATCAAAATATCGCGCTGGCGTTTCGGATACCGCTGCAGGTGCTCGGCGTCGGCGGCACGCCGTTCGCTTCGACCGAAGCGCTGATGCAGTCGTGGAAATCGCAAGGGCTCGGGTTTTGTTTAAATCATATTGAGGAAGCGTTCGGTCTGCTATTTCGGCTAGTCGGGCAGCCGGCCGAATATGTGGAGTTCAACACCGAGGCGTTGTTGCGATCGGCCTTCAAGGAGCGGATTGACGGGCTCGCCGCCGGTGTGTTGGGCGGCATCATTTCGAGCGACGAGGCTAGGTCGCAACTGGAGTTACCGAAGACGCCGGGCGGAGTAGGTGCGGAGCCAAGGGTACAACAGCAGGTTGTGCCGCTCTCTTACGGGGCCGAGATGCAGCCGCCGGACCCGAACGCTAACAAGCCCGCGCCGGCTCCCGATGCCAAGCCATCGCCGACGGCCGACACTCCACCACAGGACGCCACAAAGAAAGCATTGCAACGGTTCAGGACCGAACATGTCCGACATCGACACGCCGCTTGAACTGCTCGCCGGCGAACTCGGCGCGGTGGCCGGGAGGATTGAACGGGAAGCCGACTTGCGCGTCACCGCGGCGGTCGCCGATCTCAATCGCCGGATTGCCGAGGCCGAGCTGCGGATTGCGACGCTGGCGATTGGTATCAAGGACGGCGAAAGGGGCGAGCGCGGCGAACCCGGCGAGAGCATCGTAGGGCCACCCGGAGAGAAGGGTCTAGACGGGCTTCCGGGGCGCGATGGTGAGAGTATTGTTGGCCCCGTGGGTCCGGCCGGTCCTCCCGGCGAAAGCATTATAGGACCTCGTGGGCCCGCTGGCGTGCCCGGCAAGCTGCCTGTGGTGCGTTCCTGGGTCGACCAGATCCATTACGAGGGCGACGTGGTCACGTATGACGGCGCGACTTGGCAAGCCGGCTGCGATACTGGGCGGGCGCCGCCGCACGAGGACTGGCTCTGCCTGGCGCAGGCCGGCCGCAATGGCGCGGACGGGGCCTCGTTCAAGGTTTGTGGCACGTGGAATTCTAATGTCCAGTACAGCGCCCTGGACATGGTCGTGCTCAACGGCGGCGCATTCGTCGCCAAGCGGCACGAGCCGGGCGCCTGTCCCGGTGATGGCTGGCAACTGATGGCGAGCCAAGGGAAACAAGGGAAACCCGGCGAGCGCGGGCCGAGCGGACCCAAGGGCGACCGCGGCGAGGCTGCCGCGGAAATCATCGGCATGGAGCTCGACAATACGGGACTGCTGACGCTGCTTAGAAGTGACGGCAAGATCGTCACTTGCGATTTTAGTCCGCTGCTCTCCCGAATGATGGGGCGCTAACACATGCGCCTTGTGCTGGTAAGCCCTCCTGCGGTCGAGCCGCTGACGGCGGCGGAAGCTAGGGAGCGATTGAATATCGGCGGCGAGATCAGCGACGAGGTGATGAACGCCTACATCACGGCGGCTCGGCAACGCATCGATGGTGCCGACGGCTATCTCGGTCGTGCCCTCATTACTCAGACATGGCAGGGCAGGGATGACACATTTCC